GGATAGTCCTAAGCTTTTAACGTGGTGACTATGCCACAACGCCACGTACTACACATCAGGGTGTGGCAGGCAGTACCTATGAGGGATGGCAGCTGGTTGGATTTCATACCAACGTACACTCAGCTCAGAACTGAGAGGCTAAGCAATAGCAGAGGGACTATCAACACTACGACAGCTGATAGTATATACTACACTGAGGACTCGCCTACAACCTATCCATCGAACTCATCCTGCATCACAGTACCCGAAGCATACTGTGGTAGGACTCGAACCTACATCCTACGTAGTCTTGGACACCACATAGGCACACCCTGTAAGGGGGCTTAGATCAATTACAAGGGGCTTTCTGTTGCACCTATATCAAGGCATAGGTTACACGCAGCAAGGCTATAGCGGGCACGAGAGAGCCACTCTCGATGCAACAGATGGCACCCCAACAGCTTCACCGTTAGGTGAGGCCGTCAACTTCGTTGACTTGAACTACCTCGACACACTGCAATCAGAGGCCCCATCCTAGGCAGGGGCATGAAAGTTAGGTGTGTGTCCGAGTAAGTGCTACTTCAGTGAGCGGTACAGCACATACAGCCACAGCATAACAGCTGCGGCCAATGCAGTTTCAACACCAGTCGGCATTGTAGTCTCCTAGTTATGGTGCGTTGCACCAGATGGAATGGAAGGTAAGGTTCGGTTGTCCACCGTTACGCGGGGGCTTGGGTTTGGTGGACATATGCAGCAGATCAGTGAGCAATCCGCTGCATCTTACGGATGTGATCACGTTCAGCCTTGAGTTTCTTAGCGGCTTCACGTTCTTCTCTCCGTTGTTCACGTTTCTCATCAAGCATACGTTGCTTGTCTTTCATTTGTTCACGCAGCTGCTTGTGCTTGCTGCGAGTGGCAGGATCAACAGGCGTGTTGAGTATGTCAACCAGCTTGTTGTACCCCTTGACTATCGCTACCTTAGCAGGGTGCTTGACTTCATGGTAACGTACTTCACAGTAGTCAAGGCGTTCAGCCCACCACTGCTCATACTTGCTGATGCCTTTGAAGGCAGGCTGTGCCCATGACTCACGACTGTCATGCTCAACAAGATGAGGGTTGTTGTACCTCACCCGAGTAGGTTGTACCTTTTGGATGAGTGCTTTGGCAACAGCATCATTAACGTCACGCTGACGTTCAAGAGTGCTGTAGTATATACTACTCGGCTTATGCAGAGCAGGCTTGGCTTTCCGAGACATAGCAGCATAAGCTACAGCCTCGTTGGCAGGATTACGTGTTGCACCTACCTTACGTTTACGCCCACGAATATATGTGGGGTATGCCTTGTTCCAGAAGTTTACGTACTCGTCATGTTTCTCCTGTTCAAACTCAGCCTGAGCTGTACTCAGGATGTGATCACCAAGGTTACGCAAGAAGCGTACCATGTTCCGGTGTTCGACAGCGGACTGTCGTTCCTTGCAGCGCATGTCTGCATGGTCGCGCATCACCTCACCAAGGCGAGGGTCGCCGTACACGAATCGTGCAAACGCTACCTCCATACCATCCATTCGAGCAAACGATTGGAACATACGGTACTGGAAGAGCATACCATCTACGTCGTCAGGGATTTGCGGGGGCTTGGATTTGACGACATAATCAAGGCGCACTTGGTCAGGGTCTTTACCTTGACGGTGCGACAAGTCATACTCCATCAGGTTATTAGCCTGACGTTCAGCTTTCAGCTCCGCTTTGGTAGCCTCAAGCTCCTGCCTAAGCAGGTTGTTCTCTGATGTGGCATCAGCCAGAGCAGAGTCAATCATACGCCAGTCTTTCTCAAGCCCTTGGTTCAGACTCTTGACCAGCAGCAGCTCAGTCTCAGGGTGAGACGCAGCCTCGTTGATGGCACCTGTGTTTACAAGGGGGCCACCGTCTTTCCATGTGACAAAGTTATGCACATGTGTCGGCCAGTTCTGCGGTTCAACGTGGTTGATGAACCATTGAACAAGACCGTTGGTCTTCGTAGCCCAGCTGTTAGGTTTTACTACAGGCTGTGCTCGGTAGTGCTTATCGTTAGCTGCCCGCCAATCTCGTGTCGGAGTTGGTGGAAGCTCAGTAGTATATACTACAGCATTCTGTGGTTTATATTTACCAGTGATGAACTCACTGATGGGAAGGCCAGATGGTGTCTTAGGCTCATGCTTTGCAGACATGTCCCAGAACTTACGATCAAGCGGCTTGCTGTTCTTCTGGTTGTGCCATGAGACACTGCCAGAACGCTTGTGCTTGACCTTATACGGAGGTGCATACCCTCCATAGGCATCTGGATTTAGGAACGGGTTGTGGTTGATGTCAGGGAGACTCTTGAACTTGAGTTTAGTCAAGCCCTTGTGTCCATTCTGAGCAGCAGCACGAGCCTCAGTGAGACTTGCTGAGTTCAGCTTGCCCTTGTCATCCTTACTCCACGGCTCTGTTGCTACAGCTGACCGGCCAATCTCTTTGGTGATACGAGACCAGTTACGGAACTCACTGATAGCTAGAGCTTTATCATGCAGCCAGCCATGCTTGTTGCCTGATGTGCTAGGCACCACGGCTTCAGCTTCATTACCCGTCTGTGATACAGGCTTACTCTTCTCAGGCTTTCGCGCTGAGTTGATGCTGGTTACATTGGAAGGTGGAGAATTCCGCCGCACTATTGTGGGCGGAGCTGATATGTCCGACAGTAGCTGCCCAGACAACCAGTCCTTACTGAATGTGTTGATTGGCGCACCTCGGTTCAGAGGCTTACCGTGTCTGTCAACACGTATTAACTCCTTCTTCTCGCGGAAACGTATTACGTTCCCTTCAACATGCCCACGAGCAGAGGTCTGCTTGGTAGGCTTTCTTTTCTTAGCCATGATACATCTCCGATACACTTGTTTGTGGTTTATTTAATTGATAGAGTGTGCATCGCTTCACACTCACACAGACCTATCGCAAACGCATGTGATGAGGGGCCATTGCATATAGTCACTCACGTAGTTGACATCAGCACGACAATCATCACAACTTTACCAGCACTGACAGGGGCACACCTGTATAACTGGTCACGCACTAGAGCATAACAAGCATAGCAACTGTATGTGTTGCCATCGTTGAGGGACTCGAACCCCCGATGTTCTAGTCTAGTTTTAAGCTGTGAGTATTGCGTGTCGTGTACGCTCACCTCACTATTATGACTAAGACATTGCAGTTATGTGTCAGCAATGATGACTGATGCCCGACGGCACTGCACCCATACCAGCCACCTGCCTAGGATCGGCAGCTGATATGAGCGGAGTGGAGCAGTAGAACGATAGTATATACTACCAATCAGCTGGCTCTGGCCAGATTTAATTAATCAAACCAGCTGACTGGCAGCACACACCACGCTCAGGCGCTCTGTGATGGGCTGTACTGCGGGTTACTACTCAACCCGCATGGGTTGTACTGCTTGATGAGAACGTGTGTTGTAGGTGGCTGTAGCCCCTGCAACGGAGTGAGTTATTAGTGGTTAGCAGCCACCTTAGCACCGGCACTGTTACCAGTGACGGCTCCAATCTTCTTCTTACCATGGCCCAGCTTACGCAGTCGGGCAGCGGCAGCATTCTTAAAGATATCCGCAGCTTCAAGAGCTGCATCTTCCGGCAGTTGGGCCAGAAGTTTCATCGCCTCTGCCACACGGGCATTGACGTTGGACGGCAGACCTTTCACCTTGGTGGCTACACTGCCAGTGCTACCCCCCTCATCAGTAGGTGCAGCATCCGATACTCCGGTCTCACTCTTCTCCTTCAAGGCTTTGCGTACCTCTTGGAGTTTCATGTTCAGGTCATACGGGCCACTACATTTCATAATGTCCCGCCGATCAACCATCTCAAGAGCACGTTTGTAGTTACTCTTGTACTGTGTCCATGAGGACAAGTCTTTTACTTCAGCATCCTCACCGAATGCTTCTTTCAGTTCACCTTGCAGTGTGTTTTCGACCTCGGTCAGAGTCTCTCGGAAGAGAGTTACCAGCTCGTCAGCTGTTGCATCAGGGTGTTCATTCAGCAGTGTGATCACAGCTTCGTGAAACATTTTACCAAGCCCCCGCTTGGATTTCTCTACCGCAATGGCAGAGTGAAATGCAGAGCTAAATTGCTCAACGGATTTTACTTTGTCAGCCATGATGGCCTCCTATCTGTTTCAGTTTAAGTGAATGAGTTTATAGTCCTCCGACTAGCTGTAACAGACAGGGGCCAACTGCAATGACAGCAATAGTATATACTATCATTGCAGCTGACCCCCATCGCTACAGATTCTGCTACTAACATGCATTGCAACAAGCACAGCATGGCCCGGTAAACTCACGAGGTACTGCCTATCTATGCACTACATGAGAGTGTCACTGTGTCTGTCTACACAGCCTGTGTCTCTCCACTGTACCCTGACCTGAGCCAAGGCACAGCAGGCAAACTACAGGGTTTCGTACAGTAAATCCTTTGGCTCTAATAATCCTTGGTTTACTGCTTCGGTTATACCTAGTATGAATGATAAGCACAGCCTAGGAGGTATTCGTACTGTGTTGTCTACAGTAAGAACATCAGGGGCTACGCCGTTGACTGCCTTGACCAGCAGGCAGGACGTATCAGTTACAGCAGGTTCAGCAGTGTTACTGACAGCAGTAAAGCTGTCGATACCACCAGCAGGAACAGCAGGCTCACTCTCACTTTCAGCTTTCTCATTCTTCACCTCGTTGTTTGTGTTCACGGTTTCGGTTTCTCCTAGCAACGTGGCGCAAGTAGCGACGGCGATTGCCAAGAAAATTGCCAGCAGCAGGGCTCGCACCACCCACACTGACATGTTGATAGAACGCTTTTGTTTCTTCGGCATCTTTCTTCCTCTTGATTGCGGATAGTATACACTGTTTGAGTTTACGCACATCTACCTCCCTTGGTTGGTGGGTTTATGCTACCTTCACTGTTGTCATGGGCAAGTGAAGTAGCCCTGTCTTATGTGCTGTGTAGGCACGTACTTTGTGAGGAGGAATTCCTGCTGCAATAGCCTCGTCGGGTGTGAAGCCGGGGCTACCAGTGACAGGATGATAGCCAGCACAGCGCAGTACGTAGCCGCGCTTAGTCGAAGGCTCCACAAAAAGGAACCACTCGGTGAACGTGAAGCAGTCGTAACACTTCACCTTGTAATCTGCTTTGCTTGCAAAGTACAAAGCATCTTTGTTGAGGAACCTGCGTGTCTCCTCATCAGCAATGACATATAGTTGCTTGCCTTCGATGGCAATGAACCCATTCTCCCTGACCTCGGCGAGGATGGCACACTCAGAGTCATAGCACTTGTGGTTGAGGATGTTCACAATCACCTTCTTACGTTTCGGAACATCCGAGCTTGTTAACTTGTCTACACTCATGCCATACCCTCCCATACCGGCATGTTGTTGTACTTGATGCGGTTGATTTCACCACGGTTACGGATAGGCATATCCTTAAGCCGTGCCCATTCTTCACAGCTGAACAGAGTACCGAAGTGGACAGCAGCAATACCTACATCCACCCTGAAACACTGGCGCTGTTCATCGTACCTGATTACACACTGCTCTTTGATCTTCACTGTTTAACCTCCCGACAGTTAGCTATAAGTAAATGTTTGTCAATCCAACGGCAGTATTCAAACCCATTCTTGCTGAAGGTTTTGTCTGCATACTCCCCCTTCAATGGTGTATGCATGGCAATACATACGATGGTTGACTCCGGTTCCGCAATGATCACATGAAACTTCCGCTTCTTGCAGTACATTACGTACCCATCTGTGAAGTTACGCAACACAGATAAGTCCATGCCCTCTCTAACTTCTCGGATTTGGGGCGGCATCTTTGGCGCACTCATTAGAATCCTCCTGCTATTAGTAGTACCACGATGACACACAGCAATGCTAATCGCATAGCCACGTGACCTGTTCAAACATCAAGCCAACAGAGATGATGTGGAAATCCACCTTGCCTTCAGGGATCATCAGCTCTTTGCTTATTTCTCGGGCAGATAATCCGCTTAGGTATCTGGCGTACACGGTTTCGGAAAGAGACATAACGTCCGTCCTCATACTTAGGGATGTTGATAAAGATGAACAGTACCCACACGCTGATGAGTACAGCAGCTGCAAAGATAACTTCACTCATCCAGCACCACCTCTTTGTTGTTCAGGTAACGCAACTCATGAGGGTAACAAGCCATCATAACTGCACCATCTGTCACCGTAACAACAGTGTTACCTTGGTTGTTGTTCCAGTGCGGCACCTTAGTTACCTTGTGGATTACTCCAACGTTACTGCCACCATCTTTCCTGTAAAAGAGACAGTGCGGCAGCATTTTAATTTTACGTCCGGCAAGGGTCTTCATACCCGTACCTCCCTATTGTTAAGGTAACGCAGCTCATGCAAATAGCACAGCATGATGCCGCCTTTATTATCAGCCACCCTTACCAGAGTTTTATTTCTGCACCATATGACAATAGAAACTACTACACCTTGGTTGTTGTTGGGCATCACCTTAACCTTGCGCCCTACAATTTTTGACTTACGCATAGTAAGCAGCCTCCCTAGAGACAGCGCCATAAGCATGGCCTGCTGTGTAAGCTTCACGGTACAGCTTAGGAACAGATGTCAAGTCCTCAAAGATACCGCACATGCCGTCCTTCTTGCCCTTACTCCACCACTTGCGGTATCGGCATACCTTCCTGTTGTCCATGCCTTTAAGTTTGTTCAACATGCGTCGCTTCATAAGCTGCACCTCTTGCAGTTCTGTTAGATAAAAGAAAGCCCCGATAGTAATAGTATATACTACCGAGGCTCTAGGTTTACCGGGGTCAGCCAGTACACACTATCACTAGCCCTGTCGTACTGACCAAGGCTAGTTGTAGTATATACTATTCACAGCAGTAGCTTGATACACTGCCATCCTCTCGGAAGACTACGAGGTAATCAACGTTATCTCCCCACACTACACACCAGTTGCTTGGCATCACTTCAAAGAAACAATCCATACTCACCCCCACAGTACCTGCATTACCCATGCCAACGTGACCATACAAGCCACACCCATAGCAAACCACATAGTACCGTTCATGCCATACTCCTTCTGTTATGCAGGCTGGCGGTGCTTGGATTGCTTGCCAGCCGCAGCTTTCTTTTCAGTGTGCTGCCATTGGATACCGTTCTCGATGGCCAAGTCACGGATTTTAGGCAACATATCCTTATCGTCTTTGATAGTTACCCCCTCTTTAGCTGCCTTGTTTAGAAGACGTTTGATCTCCTTCATAACATCAACATCTACTGTGGCTTTATGTGAGCTGTCGTTGTGCTCGAACCACGGATACTCCGGAAGAGTTACGCTTGGCTTATCCCGAAACTTAAAGCTGTGTGTTTTGTCTTCGTTCTTTGTCCACTTCACGTCAGCATGTGCCTTGATGTAGGCTTGCACCTTTTTTGTATTGACAGTACGCACATGCTCCGCCATCTGTACAACCATGGTAAGGCGCTGTAAGGAGCCATGGCCGCCTTCACTTTGCGGCATGGCTTGCAAGAAACCATCGTCTAATAGTTCCTGTACTACCGGGCCAAGCGCCTTGCCTGCATTGTATGCAGCGGTAAGTTTACGTTTGAAATCCGAAGAACCCATAAGCTGTTTCATAGTAGACCCCTTTCCACTTTCGACGATAGGCACTCAGGATTAAGTACCTATTGCGGAAAGTGAAACCGCCCTCAGCATCATATACCAAGGGCGGCAACACGTTACACAATGGGATAGTTTCATACACACTGTACAAAAAGGCGCTACCCTTTGAAACTTGTACAGCGGGAACTATATTACATTCATCGTTTCAGATGAATCATCCTCTGCATCATCTTCTTACCGGGCTACTGCCAGTAGTATATACTACTGAGAGTTTCACCCGTCCGTCGATAGGTTAGGGAACGACACCGACTGCCTGTACAGTCATAATGGGCCACTGGTCTCTGCCTAGTATCAAAGGCTCAAACAACGCGGAATTCAAAGATTTTGCGGTTAGGTACTCCCGTACTATGCATACGGTTTTTCAGGTCGCTACTTTCAGTCAGGCTGTACATATACACAGGTAGTAGGTAATCTAAAGAACGGTTAAACCCTGTATATATGACGCTCCACGTCCGTCAAGTGTTGCGCGAATAAGGCGCTTGGTATATAGTTTGCGGTTTGACGCACCGCCATTTTAAGGCCACCACTAGCAGGCCAGAGACTTAGCAGACACCCGTCAAGCGGGAATTACACTGTTAGTCTAAACTTTCTTTCAAGGCTGGATACTATCTTATAATACCCAGCTTTCAAAGTCAAGCGACATTCAACATTTTAATTCTTTGCCATTCCTCTGCAACTATAGCTTGCAATTCTCTGGACAGTCTAGCAAAGATTACCTTGTTTTGCAAGACTTCCCTCCCTTTCTTTACACTGTATTTAGTCAGGCCATGTGGCATATCATGCCGGTATATTCTGACACCGTTTCCAGTGGTAAAGAATGTGGTTTTTATACCGTTATTCTTTATCATTCTCTTAGCCATTGTACTGCCCTTCTTTCTATTTGTCAAGCTGTTTATTTCTTTCAATCTGACAAGGTAAACGAGAACCATATAAGGTAACATTTTACCCACTGAGTAGCGGCTAGGGTTTTAACGTCTTTATCCGTGACTGTTCCCGCTGTTTTCAGTTGTCATTTCATAAGGCACAGGTTACACTATGCCTTACAAGATGTCAACTGTTATCGGAACCAACCTTTAACTTTTTTCTTGGCTTCTTCTTCTGGCATACCATAGCCTACTAATTCAGCTATGCATTCTTTTTTAGTTTGGTTTCCTACTCTATAGGAAAGCTCGACTGTTCTAACAGTCCAATGATCTAGTTTCATAATGTAGAATCCTTTATCACGTTGTCTATGGTTCACATAGTATATACTGTTCGACTGAAAGTAAAGTAACAGAATGTAAAGTTGTGTAACGAAATGTAACCAGATTGGTGTATATAATGAAGGAAGACTTAGATGAGAATGATTATCATTTAATAGGTTTCACGTGGAACATGGAACAATAAACTAACCGATAGGTTAGAAATCTAATCTAACGATTAGAGTAGTATATACTATGTAGGAATGTGACATAATGCATTATGCATATATATGAATAGTGTATGATTAGCATATGAAATATGTGTGAATTGCACATAAATGATGGGACTGTATATGCATACAGTATACGATTAGTATGCTAACTATGTGCGAATCGTATGCAATTGGTATGCCAAGTGTAAGGAATGTTACGGGATGGTAATTATTCAAATGAGAATCATTCGCATTTAGGAATGTCAAATTGTAGGCTAATATGATTGTCGAACAATCCAACACATGCAACGATCGTGCCAAAAAAGGAGGGGGGAAGAGGGGGGTCGGGGGGTTCGTTGTAGTGCATTCAGCCCCAAAAAAATTGCTACAAAAAAATATGAATTGGGCTTTTTCTTTCTCAGTTGGTTCATCCCAGCTCTAACAGCTATGTTAGATTATTAAATTATTTTCAAATATATGAATCGCATACATATCGCATATAATGCACACATTAATAACCCCCAAAAGATAAGCTGAAGGGGTGCTATCTTCGCATGGGCGAAGAAGCAAAGAAGAAAAAAAAATAAAAATTTTTGAAACTTTTTTGAAACTTTTACGTATACTATAATAGGAGTTACAAAAAAGACGTAAGTCTTAAAGAATAAAGAAGATGATAACGACTCAATAATACAGAAAGTATTAAGATAATAAAGAAGAATATAATAGTTATAACTATATGTCTAACTGATCATTAGACTCAAAGGAATTCTTAATGGATAAGCTTATCTACAAAGGAACTATGAATGACTACCGGACTTTTGCAGAAGCTGGTATCACAGAAGGTTCCTACAATGAAAGAGCTATGCAGTACTTCAAATACCTAGGTGCTACTGCTGATAGCTTCAACGAGGCTTACAAGCAAGCCTTGGCGGGGGGCAGTGTATGGACTCCCTTGCAACTATTTGCCAATGGCGAACAAGGCGCATGGTACGACCCATCTGACCTGACCACCCTCTACCAAGACGAAGCAGGTACAACCCCTGTCACGGCGGACGGCGACCCTGTGGGTTTGATGATGGATAAGTCGGGGAATGACAACCATGCGAGTCAGAGCGTGGCGGCATCACGGCCTATCTATCGGACGGATGGGACGTTGCATTGGTTGGAGTCGGACGGGGTTGATGACTTCTTAGATAGCGTCGGGCTTGTCCCATACGACGGCACGCAATGGTTTATATCTACAGCGATGGCCGTGACGGGGGGTGGGGGATACCCCGGCCCTTGGAGATTCCTTAGAGACGGAGGGTCTCCAGCAGCGACCACAGATTCCCTGTTGGAAGAATACACAAATTCCCCATTCACTCGAAAAGCTGTAATTCAAAGATACCCGAGTATAGTATCCTGGTATGACAATAGTGCTGCTCGCCCTGCGGCTGGTGAAAATCAAGTTTCTTGGCAGACGCAAGGCTCAGTAGCGAGGCAACAAGTAATACCGAGACAGACTACGATTAGCGAACTCGGAGCAAAATCGCTCACGTCCGGTAACGCAACCTTGTCTCTATTCAGAGGCTACTCTGGCCAGTTCATGGCGGGGAGGATTTATGGATTTATTTGGTTGTCTCGCACCCCGTCAGATGGTGAGCGCGATAATACTAACCAATTCTTGATGGACAGAAGCGGAGTTGTTGTATGACCACCCAATACTCCCAAACCATAACCCTAGCCGTCCCTGAACACCTGATCGACCAAGCCAACCACCTAGCCTGTCTAATGGGCGAGAGTGCAGCAGACATCAACACATTCCGTCAGGCCACCTACACCAACGGCACCACCGCCTACGCCGTAGCCCACACAGTCTGCAAGCCAGTCGTCACCGATGCCCTGTCAACCCTGACGCTACCGCCTGACCCAGACCACGTACCGCCTGAGTACGACCGCACGCAAGCCGAGGCCGCTGTGGCAGCGATACAGTCGGGGGAGATTCTGGTGGCGGCAAACACCGATCCGCATGAGCAGTTCAAAGAATGGAATCTAGAACCTATTAGCGTAGAAGAGGAACTCGTTTAACATGGCTATTGAAGTAAACTTAAGAGACATCCAATCAGGGTTCCTTACAGCTACTGCCTTCACGCAGAACAATACCTTGATTGAAGAAGCTTTCAGTAAAGCTCTAAACCGTACAGAGTCAACTGACAATGCAATGGAAGTAGATCTTGATATGGGGCTTAACGCAATCTTTAATGTTAAGACAAACTTAGATGAACCAACATCTTTGTTAACTCTTGAAGATGCTGATGCGCGTTATGTAAACACAGATGGCGATACTCTTATTGGCGATTTAAATGCCGGTGGGTTTAATATCACAAACCTTGGTATCCCTTCCGGGCCTAACGATGCGGCACGTTTATCCGACGTTGGCCCAGATTCAGCGGCTAATCTTCGAATTGAATTAGCCTCCAACGCTCAAGGCGAAGGCTCCGACCTCGTAGCCTATACAGGGGCGGGGGAGACGGTTACGGAGGCTTTGGATAAGCGCGCCATCTACGTTGGGAGTGTTGCGGAGCTTGAACTTTACGACACGTCAGGATTAGTTGACGGACAGCAGTTTAGCGTTTCAGATTCGGGCATTTACGTTTATGTATCTGCAACAGACACCTTTGTAAAGGCTTCATATACAGCAGTCGGCGGTGCAGCCCTTGTCGGCTTAAGCGAGGGAGGAACGGTTGAGGATTCCATTGACTACGTAACGCCCGAAATGCTGGGCGCTGTGGGCGACGGTGTGACCGATGACAAGGCCGCTTTCGATTTAGCTATAGCCACCGGCAAGCCGGTTAAGTTGCAGTATGGCAAAACGTATTTGTGCAGCCCGTTGGCGGCTTCGGCGGCTATCTCTCTTTACTGTACGGGCAGGTATGGCGCGACCTTGAAGCTTAAGGACGCAACAAACGACCACCTGATCACAGCGACAGGTACATTTTTTTCGAGTGGCGTAAAGTTTGACGGCAACAAGGCAGGCCAGACAGACCGCTTAAAATCTATTATCAGCGCAACCGGTACAAGCATTGTTTCTTGGGACTGCCATTTCACCGAAAGCCTGTTCGCCGGTATTCACGTGGAGAACGCGCCTCTAACTTATCTGGGTCTAAGGGGCTGCAAGTTCGACGCTATGGCCGAGGCGACAGGGGTTCAGGGTGAGCAGACACAAGCGGTTAACTGCCGTGTATCTGGGACCAGTGCGGTGGTTGACGTAACCGGCTGTCAGTTCCTCGCCGACACTCCGTCTGACACTGACGCGGCCCCCGGCGGCATGATTTTTGATGTGGTTACGGCGGCAACAGACAGCTACCTTAAGGCCAATATCGAGGGTAATTACTTCAAGAACATCGGCCAGCGAAAAAGTTTCGGCACCGGAAACCACTACATCGGTAGCGTTGATTTTTATACGAATGTCGATAACGCGGCTGTTACCGGAAATATCGTTGACAATTACTACTATGTCCCGCTAAAACTTCAAAATTCAAACAAGGTCATTTGTTCTGGCAATATCATTAATGGTCAGGCCGACGTAAATGCTGGTCAGGCCATCGTGTTCCAGAACGCAAGGGACCGTCAGGCAGCGATACGTGATCTTACTTGCAGCGGCAACGTCATAACCTTGTCAGGCCGAACCAACGATGGCATCTATGTTCAGGGCGACCCTGATGGCAGTTACTCCACGGATCGCGTGGTGATTGAAGGCAATACAATTTACGGCGCTCAATATTGCGTCAATATCAGTTACGTGCAGCGGGCGGTTGTAAACGGCAACAACATGGAGCTTTGCGTTTATGGGTTTTATGCGCGAGACATTCCGGCAGCGGGGCAGGTAAAGTATTCCGTAACCGGAGGCCATATCATTAACGCCAATAGTCGCGGGGTTTACGTTAACGGTAATTCGGTTAACGAGTGCAAGCTAAGTGTTGTCGGAGTGACCTTTGAGGATAGTGTTGCCTTCAGCATCGACACCAATTGGGTAAAGGATGCGGTGATCACTGGTTGCCAATTCGACAACACAGACAACGGCGCTTTAGTCGATGACATACGAATCCAGAATGGTACTATGGCTGTTGTTACTGGGTGCTCTAATGGCACGATTACAGCAAATGTCACGATGGGTGTAGGTACTCTGAAGCAGGCTGGCAACAGTTGGAGCTAGGCATGAACATAAAACACATCATCATCCATGTTGCAGAGCGCAAGGGGGTTTGATATGAGCGCACAGCACTTCAGCCAGTTTAAGGGCGACACATGATATACTTCACCCCTTCCGAGATCACCTGCCCTTGCTGCGGCGAGAGCTGAGGAGTAGAGATGACAATCCCCCCTCCCCGAACAACTAAGAGAGTACGTGATCAGGCCGGCATGATTGGAGGTTGAAATTTTATATGTATTTAGAAGCAAACGGTCTATACCGTACTGACAGTTTATTTGTAGAACGTATTGCTAAACGGCATAAGAACCAAGGCACTAAGCCTGTGTATTGTTTGAATGAAAGGCAGTCTGTTAAAGGTTGCCCTCAACTTTACACGCTTATGATGGACTCCGCAGATGAGTACGACTTTGCAATTAAAGCCTTTGGTTCTAAAGGGCACCTTGATAAATTAAAAGAAGTTAAATGGTTTATGGAAGGTTGGCAAGGTTCTGTCACCTTCCGTGGTTATGCAGCTTGGCTTGAAGATATGAAAGAGCGAGATGCCAGTATTGGTAAGAAAGTTCTTATCGAGAAAGCGCAGGATGGTGATGTCAATGCAGCTAAAAAGCTTATTGATATGCACAAACAAACTGCAAGCAAGGGTCGCCCTAAGAAAGAAGACATCATTAAAGAAGCGGCTAAGAAAGCAGAAGAAAAGACAGACATCGAAGAAGACCTTAAACGACTGAACGTAATTAAACTCCGAGGATGATATGGCAAACAAGCAAACTAAAGAGCAGATTAGAGAAGCAGCAGAAAACGATTTGTTCACGTTTGCAAGGCTTGTCAACTACAACTACGCTTACGGAGACATTCACGAAAAGGTTTTCAGGTGGCTAACTAAGGAAGATGCTAGTAAGCGACAGCTGCTACTACTTCCTCGGGGCCACCTAAAGTCTCACTGTATTGCCACATGGGCTGCATGGGAAATTACACGTAAGCCTTGGACATCTATCGTATACCTTTCAGCTGGTGAAGACCTTGCAAAGGATCAGATATACGCTATCAAAAACATGTTAACTAACCCTGTGTATCGCAGGTATTGGCCTAACATGTTGCACGAGAGGGAAGGTGACAGGGAGCATTGGTCTGCTTACAGCTTTAACGTAGACCACCCTGAGCGTAAACGTAGAGGTATTCGAGACCACACTATCATTGTTAAGACGGTTAAAGCTAACTTCACAGGCTTGCACTGTGATGCTATTGTCTTCGATGATGTGGTAGTTCCTAACAATGCTTACACAGAAACTGGACGTAAGGAAGTACAGAGAGCTTTGTCTCAGTGTACATCTATCCTTTCTCCCGGCGGTGTGATCAAAGCAGTAGGCACACGATACCATCCACGAGATGCTTACCAAGATATGATGGATGCTAAGTATCGTATCTGGGATGAGGTAGCTAGAGAGTTCATTAAAGAAGTTCCTCTGTGGGAAATCATGGAGGAAGTCGCAGAGGATCACGGAGACGGTACAGGTAACTTCCTATGGCCTCGACAGTACTCTGAACAGAACGATGAATGGTATGGGTTCGACATCCAAGAACTAGAACGTATCCAAGCAGATTATCGTTCTCGTAATGAGATGGCTCAATACTACGCTCAGTATTATAACGATCCCAACGATGACTCTACTAACCTTCTTGATCGGACAGTCTTCCAATACTATGATCCTAAGTTCTTGACAATCACCCCAATGGGTGTTAGGTTCAAAGGCAAGAAGCTCAACCTATCAGCTGCAATGGACGTGGCTTGGACAGAGGTAGGCGGATCAGGAGGTAAGGCACCTGACTATACAGCTATTGCTGTTGTTGGTGTAGATGAAGACGGTTTCTACTATGTCCTAGACTTAGCTAGGTTCCGTACTTCAAACTTCCAAGTATACTACGATAACGTTATCTCCCTTTCAAACAAATGGGGATTCCGAAAGATCACCGTAGAATCTAACGCTGGTGGTAAGCTAGTTGCTCAAGAGATACAAAGGCTAGCTCGGGAGAACGGCGGTACACTGTCTGTAGAAACTAAGTCTAACGCAGGCTTCGGCGCAAAGTCTAAGCTCATGCGTCAGTATGCTATAGTCAACCCTAAGTATGAACTTAAGGCTGTGTTCCACAGGCGTGATGGTCTTACAAGTGTTCTTGAAGAAGAACTTGTACTTGAACGTCCGCCTCACGATGACTTGGTTGATGCTCTTGGCATGGCTCTTGAAGCAATAAAGCTGCCTATGAAGTCTAGGCAATACTTGGATGACGATAAGAAAGTTATAACTGACTCAAGGTTTGGCGGGCGACGCAGCCGATAAAGGATAAAAGAATATGGCATCTACTGGTTCTAATACAGCAGATTTTGAAAATGCGCTAGGGCATCCAGACAACCTTGCCGAAGAGATCATGGGTCTCTGGTACAGTTGGAAGTCAGCGCGTAGCCTAGCCGAACAGCGTTGGGCTGAGGCAAAGAAGTATGTCTTTGCTACAAGTACACGAGAAACAACTAATGTGAACAACCCTTGGGATAACACAGTACACCGTCCTAAGCTGTACCACATTTACAACAACCTTCTAGTTAATACAGACTTCTCTCTGTTTCCTAAGAGCGACTGGCTAGAGTTCATCAGCTTTGATGCACAGTCAGACTCTAAGACTAAACGGGAAGCTGCTCTTGCTTACCTGCGTACCAAGCACCGCTTGTCAGGGTTTCGGCGGGTTATCCGCAAACTTATTTCAGATTGGATTCTCTATGGCAACTGCTTTGCAGGAGTAGAGTACGTATCAGAGAAAGCATTAGATCCTTTTACAGGAGAGGAAGTTGTATCATACCAAGGCCCACGGCCTTACCGTATCTCTCCTTACGATATTGTATTTAATCCTACAGCTGTATCCTTCGAGGACTCTCCTAAGATTGTAAAGATTTACAAATCAATGGGAGAGATTGAACAAGAGATTACTAACGGTAACTCTATGTTCGATGAAGAAACCTTGAAGAAGATGAAGAAGGATCGTCTTGAAATTCAGAACATGCGGAAGGCAGAGCTTGATGCAAATAAAGCTAGAGCTTTTGCTAGTGACGGTCTTGG